CTTAATGGGTCTTTTAATATTAATAAGTCGGATAATAATCTTTTTTGTTTTTCTAACTCTTCATTCTCTTTTTTAAGTGCTTCATTATGTTTTTTTACTTTTTTTTCAGCATCATCATTTTTCAAAGCCCAAGCAGTTATAGCAGCATTCACTAATCCAAATGCTAACATTAATCCACCTGTACCCATTAATTGAGCACCAATACCTTTTAACGCAGCAGACCAACTACCTGATTCTTGTTTGGCTTGTACAAATGATTGTATTAATGGGTCTAAGTTGTTAGATACTGACACTATTCCCATTTCAAATGACCGGAAAAAGAAAGGTGCATCTGATACTGTTCTATTTAAGTTTATTAAAGCCCATCTCGATGTCCCTGCTTGTTTTTCTAATAAAGCAAGTGATTCTTTTTGTTTTACAGTAGATGCATTATCTTGTAAATATTCATTACGAGCTGCAACTCTAATTCTGATACGTTCTTTCTCACGTGCTATCTTTTCTTCTTCTGATAATAGAACTCTACCTTTTTTTAATTCTGCTTTTTCTTCTGCTTCAATAGCCTTTAATTTAGCCTGTTCAATTTTTTTAGCTGTTTTAATTCGCTCTTGCTCAAGCAAATCCTCTTGCATAGCAATTTCCCATAAAGCTTTTAATTCAGCTTCGGCGGTTCTATTAGCGGATTCTACTTTTGCCTTTTCTAATATCTCTTCATTCTTTGCAATATCCCATAATGCTTTCATTTTGGCTTTAGACTTATTATCCTCAGCTTTAATTTCAGCTTGTTCTAATATATCTTCTATTTTAGCGACTTCCCATAAGTGCTTTAATTTTGCTTCTGATTGCTTATCATTAGCATTTTTTACTTCATTGATAACTTTCTTTTGTTTCTCTGCGGAATTTATTACTGCTGTATCAAATGATTGACTACTTGCAATAGCACTACTTGTATCAAACTCTAATATTATCTTAACTGTACTTTCAATAGTAGCCATATTGAACCTTCTTTAACTTATTTAATATTACTGTTACTTCAAACAGTACACCATAATTTAACTTGCTTGTATCTCCCGCATATCCCTCATATAAATCTATTAATTGCAATATCCTTTCATCAAATAAATTAATAGTATCTTTAATTCCCATCTCATCCATCAAATCTGTTATTCTTTTCTTTTCTTTCAAACTATTTATATAATCTAAAAAATACTCAAATAACTCTTCATCACTATTAATTGTGATATAATCATAAGTCATTCCATTTACATATTCTAAATTAACAGGATAACTATATTTAGTTCCCTTAATATAGTCATCCTTTGATAATAGGCTGTAAAGTTCTATTTTTTTTTATCGATTTCAGTAAATGATATTTTATCTCTAATAGCATTATAAATATTAATAAATACTTTTGTATTACTTGATAAAGCATTCATTATATTATCATCCACTTCATCATTAATCAATTTTAATGGAATCTCTTCTGATTTACTTTTACCTACACCTTTCCAATCTTTCAAATGATATTTTACATAATGATATATATAGTCAAACCAATATGCTGTACTACTATCATCATCTTTATTTTCTGCACTATCTAAATATTTTTTTAATTTAATAGTCAATTTTTGTTGCTGAATTATATTGCAATAATTAATTTTAATAGAAAAACCTTTTTCTATTTCAATCCAAGAATTATCTTCATCGAATAACATTAATTTAACCATTAATAACCTCCTACTATACCATCAGCTAATACTATATTAGGGTAAAAACCACCATTTGGTCTTGTTACATCAATTACTAATCTCCATGCTTCATAATCACCATCATATTGAGCAGGAGCTGATTTTAGTATACCACTTGTACTTGTAAATCCAATACCACCATTAACATAAGTATTATAAGTCCCACTTACTAAATGATAAAAATTGAATGATACATTATCACCTTCTTTATATTTTTTATCAAGGTCGTAATTGCCTGATGTTTTAGGAATATCTATTGTAACTTCTACTGATGGATTAGTTAAATAATTAGTTGCTACGCCATTATTAGAACATTGTTTAGTTATATTTCTATCGTATTTAAATGAAAACATTTTCCAACAAGCATTAGCATAAGTTGTAACACCAATAGTCAAATCTAATCTGAATCCCATATAATATGTAGGATTTGCTGTTGGTGCAACCCAATTTCCTGTAAAATCTAAAGCAGGAGTTAATATATTCCCTACCCAAACACCTTCTCTTTTCAATAGACCATCTATGTTACTACCATTATTATTAATGCTTAATGTATATGAATCTAACAAAGCATTATCTAATTTAGAACCATCGCCTGTACTTGAACCATTATAATTCTGTATAGCGATAGTTCTTAAATATCCTTCATCACTTGCAAAATCAATAATATTATTATTAAATGTAAACTCTTTAGGACAATCTACTACTGTCATATCAACACCATTTAAATCTTGGTCTACTACTGTATCTAAAGTTATAGTATTTGTCCCTGTGGTAATAACAGTAATTGTAGCAGTAGTATCCTTTCCTTCATTAAAAGTAGCTCCTTCAATACTAATAGTCTGTCCTACTGCAAGTCCTGTATAGCTTTCAACTATTACATCATATTCCCCAATATGTGTAGTAGCGTTCTCTTCATAGGTGTTATATTCAGTTACTTTTTGGAATATATGTACTAATTCATCTGCTATCATTTCTTTATATACAAATCCTGAAAATGGTATTTTCTTTAATTCTGATATACCATCAACATATAACCTATTAGCTTCTTTCATTAAACCTGTTGACGATGTATAATCAAATTCACCTACACTTACTGCATGATCAGGCAAAGAAACTTTAGCATTATTTAATATAGTATTATAATTAGATGAAACAGTACCTACTGAATTCCATGTCTTACCAGCAGCACCTTGTTTTAATACCCCAAATCTTTGGGTTTTAGCTAAAATACTTTTACTCATTTTTTAATCTCCTAACAATATGAATTGTCTATATAAAAACTTAAACTACCTATTATTTTTTTAATATCTCTTGTTTGTTTAATTTGTGGATTATTTGAATAACTTAAAAATCTATCTATATTAGAAATCTTATCTATAATATTATCAAAGAATAGTTGTGCTTCATCAACACTATCATTACTATTAACTACAAACGCTATTTCAATATCAAACTTATAAGATTTAATATGATTGTGCATTTGGATAACTCTTTCAACCTTATTAATAGAGAAAGTATTAGGTCTAAAATCCTCTGATACTTTCTTATTAACAGGAGCTTGACTAAAGCCTAAATTAGTTAATACTTCTACTATATCTGATTTACTTTTATCATAACTCATCTTATTAATCTCATTCTTTGTACATTAGAATCTGTGTCTGTTACTTCAGTAGACAATGTATTATTATATGTAAATATTATTTCATTCATTAAATTTCTATATTCTTCTAAATACATAACAGCCTTATTATTATATACTACTTCGTTTGAGGAATTGTATAATAATTTACATACTAAATATAATGTATATTTTAATAATGGTAAATCAAAAGCATTTTCTACTAAATAAATATCATAACTTAATCCCATTGTATTACTTAATGTTATTTCATAATATAAAAATGGATTAGTAATAAAATAATTAGTCTCTCCAATTGTACTTAATATTTCTGAATATAAAGTAGTATATGTATCAGTAAGTTTATTTCTACCTTTTAATGTTAATATACAATCACTACTAATAGCAGATACATTTATAACAAGCATTTTCCTTTCTACTTTATCATAAACATCTACATCTTTAATTAAAGTTAATGGAGTACAAATCTTCTTTAATTCTAAACGTCTACTACTTAAATCATTGATTACATATCTAATAGAATTATCAATACAATTATTAACATTTAACTGATAATCTTTTATGTAACCCATTAGCTCAGGTTCTTCGATTTCTATATCGGATACTTTTATGAATGATTTAAACATCTTGAGTTGATTCCACTATTTCTCTGAATTTGTTTATTTGTTCTAATTTCATATCGCTTATATGCTTCTCTTGTATTTTTTGATAATGGTAACTGCAATAAAAAGCACCACCTATCTTTAATAATTTATAATCATTAAGATTTTGTCCGCATATACTACAAATTGCAACTTTTCTAACTCTCATATTAATTAAAGGGGAGTTTTAACTCCCCTAACTCCTATTTATTATAGTATTTTGATAATTCAGATTCTTTAACTAATTTATGGTATTTAATGTTATTTTCTCTGAATATTTCAACTACTTTATATCCCTTAGTCTGCAACTCCATAGATTCAGGGACACTCACTACTTTTACTTCTAATTCTACACTTTTTTGTTCTTCTAATTTAGCCATTGTATCTCCAATTAAGATGTTGCAAAATTGCTACCAACCCAATATCTCCAATTCTTAACGCCAGCACCAAAGCGTAAACTAATTGAATAATGGATGTCTCTTGTTGATTCATCAATCCAAGTACGAATTTCAGGCATTGTTCTATCATACCATACTAAACCTTTTCTTGCTTCACCAATAAACCAAGCATCAACATCAGTTAAATATTGCCATTCAATAGGTGTTAATAAGTTTTGATTAGTATTAGCATTTCCTAAAGTACCATTTATACCTGTAATTAAAGCAGTACTATTTAATATAGTTTCAGCAGTAAATTTTAATGCAGGTGGAATTAATACGATATTAGGATTAATCATCACTTTATCACCTCGTTCATTTCTATTATTAGTAGAAGTCATCAAGGTATAAGCTGTCTGAATGGTAGTACCATCTAAAGCACTTCCTAAACCATTATAATAAGTAGTAGCATGTCCTTTAGCAGAACGATTATTACCACTTAAGTTAAAAAATGGTTTACCATCATAACATAATTTACCAGTTGGGTCAGTGTATAATTCATCAGTATTATCAAATACATCATGTCCTGCTGTTAAACCACCATTGTTGAAAAACTTAGCAGCAAAATCTTCTTTTGTATTGATAACAGATTGTGCCCATTCCATTGCAACTGAACGAGCAAAATCTCTAATTTTATTTTCTGGAGTGTCCTGTTGCATTTTGCTTGAAATCTTAAATGCACTCGAAAACTCTCTCATTTTAATCTGGGTTTGATAACCTTCTTTCAAATTATCATAAGTAATTGGTTCAGATTGACCTCTTTCAGTCAATTTACCTAATCCAATACCAGATGTTTCAAATTCTGTTCCTGTATCAGATTTTTTTACATCAAATAACATTGGATAAACAGGGTTAAAAGTTGCATAGTTTTCAAAAAACCAACCATACAAATCCTTTAATAATAGTTTTGGGAAATCACTTGTCATTACCATATTATATTTTCTCCTTTAATTAGTCAGCTTGAATTTTAGCTAAGTTAACACCTACAATTACATCAGTAGCAGCTGCATTTACACTGTAATTAGTGCCTAAATCATCAATTATTAGTACTTTAGTGCTACTTGTACCTACATCAACTTGAGTAGCAGTACCATCATTAACAGCAATAATATCACATGAATTACCACGCATAGCTTCTGTTACAGTAGCATCAGCTGGCAATAATAATTTCATCTGTGGATTCATACTAAATGGATATACAGGAATCTTATCAGCACCGGCGGTAGAAGATGATAACCAATAAGCATCAGACGAACCTGCACCTTTACCTGCTGGAGCTTTAGCCCAACCATATAAAGTTGCAGTTGCTGTTAACGCTAAAGTCACTCTACCATTAGAATCTAAATAAACTAAATTGATGCCTTCATGGTAGAAATATTGAGAAGCAGCAACAGGCATATTTTTGCTAACTAATCCGTTTTCAAAAATTGGCTTATATTTTAAGCTCATATTTTATTCTCCTTTTTTTGTTTAATTTTTTCTTTATACATCTTGATAGATTCTTCTTCTGTAAATACAGATTCTGGGAACATAGCCATAGCTTCATTATATTCTTTTTCCGTTAAACCTGATTTATCAGCAGATTTCTTACTATTAGGAATATTATTAGAGACATCAGGTGTCTTACCTTTAATCTTATCAGCCATAAATTTTAATGTATCAAGACTTATATTATCAAAATCAGGTACATCGCCTAATATCTTTTTATACTCCTTCCTTTGAGCATTTTCATACTCTAACCACTTATCAGCAATTTTAGACTTATCTTCAATTTGCTTTTTAAGTGTATCAAGTTCAGACTTCAAATCATTAATTACTTTATCATATTCGCCTTTTTTAAGGTTTTCAGCTTCCTCAATAGATTTTAACTTATTAGAAGCCTCAGCATATTTAGCAGCTAATTCTTTTTTTTGTTTCCGTTCATCATGTAAAGCAGACAAAGGGACAGTCTTCTCTTGACTACCATCATTGGCGTTCTTTTCATCATTTAACGTCTGATTAGACGGACTATCCAATTTATCGTCTTGGATATTAGACGCATTATTCGGTTCCATAAATTGCCTATTTTGTTGTTACATTTGGTATATTAATAGCTTGCTTAACTTCATTAATTGGGAATTTATTATTTAATTCTTTATTTGTTTTTAATATATCCTCAGCTTCCATAGAATTATTAGCTAATCCTTCTTCGATTAACCAATCAGCAGGGCTTTGAGTATTATATTTATAATTAGATTCTCTATCTAACCATTTTTCTTGGTCTCCTTTAGGGACATATACTTTATTAAAAGTAACTTTTATTTCGGCATTATCTGGTATCATAGAGTATCCTAACTCATTAGCATAAGTATTAATAACAGCTTTAGTAACTCTGAATCTATCTTTTTCATAAGTCAATGCTTGTTCAATAACACCTTCTCTAATATGAATCTCTTCGATAGAATCCATTATCTTACTATAACCAGAAGTAGATTTAACCTCAGTTAATAAACTATTAGGATTTAATCCTTTCATAACTCCGATAGTCTTAATTTGCCAATCAATTGCCTCTCTAATAGATGTTAAATCAACTTTAGGTGTAGCGTATTCAATAGTAGGTTTAACCATATTAGTATTAACATTTTCTACTATAACAGGGTTTTTAGCTCCCATTGGTATAGTACCTATTGTATCACTACCATCAATCTTCTTTTTCATTATCTCACAATTAGTAAATAATGGTGTTCCATAAGCTGAACCTACAAATCCACTATCATACAAATCTATTAACATCATATTAATTACTTCATTATAAGATACTAAATCATTACAACCAAATCCCCAAAAATCAGCAGATTCTTTAATCCTGAACACAGCAACAGGAATAATATTATAAGGATTAATCATATCTACATTATCACCTACACTCCTACGATTACCATTGCTATCAATTTCATAATGTAAATCTTTAGTCCATACTACTGTAATTAATTCATTCTTACCATCACGTTTTTCTTCATAATATCCATAACTAATCTGATTAATCTTATTGATATTTTCTTTTTTTGATTTTACCATAAAAACATGGGAAGGATCAACCCGATAAACTATTTTCTTATCCTCTTTATCAAATCCAACAGTAGTTAAAGATACATTTAATAATCTTGCTAACGATAATGCTAATTTATCAATAGAATTTATATTATCTGGTAATAGACTATTATATAATTTACTCAATTCAATATCAACCTTACCATTAATTAACACTTCTCTTTTAGCAGATTTATTATATAGTATGCTTAATTGATTAATTACTTTCTCGGTTATATTAAGATAATATTTATACATATTATTAATTGTAACAGATGAGAAATTAATTTGCAAAGCTTTTTCTAAATAATCATATATAGCTTCTTCATCACCTACATAATAAGCATATAATTTTTCTTGTTGTTCTATTCTTTTTAATTCAGCTTCTGTAATTGATTGTTTCTGAACTAATTCTAAATCTATTTCTGAATTATTCATTTATTAAACCTTTATCCTTATTTCTTTAATAGATTCTAATCCATTTTGTATTTGTTCTAATATACTATCAGAAATATCTTCTACTACTTCTTGTAAATTTTCTTCTCTAATAGACATTATCACTCTACCTCTTTGAGCATTATAAACTACTTTCTTTGCATCTTTATTAGCCGGAACTATTTCAAATCCATTATCTTTAGATGTAACTGACATATCATCAAATAAATCTCCACTTGCTGTCATATCAACATAACTACCATTAGTAGACTTTTGCCCACCTTTAAATTTGTCCGGATGATATTTAGGCAATAATCCTTTAGATTTAACTTCTGCGTAAGATTGGTTATCATATACATGTAATTTAGTTCCTGAATAAGGTAAATTAGCAGCACCATCTTGCATTATACCTTTCTCAGAATCAGTTCTAATCAAATCTTTAACCTTGATTCCAAGTGCTTGAAAATATTGAGTAGATAGCTTAGTCCATTCAGCGAAATCAAACATATTAATACCTATAATGATATATATTAGGTTTACTTCCAATACCATATTCATAATGCTGTTGGTATCTTAAAGCGTCTGATATGTGAGTTAAATCAGGGTTAGATTTCTTATCTATTTCACGTTTATCTGTACACCATACTACATTTTCTAAATCTTGTATTAGATGTTTACAATTGCTTGAAACGAATAATCTACTTTCACCTTTAGAATTTCTTAATCTACCATTTAAAGTATGTATAGTATCAATAATAGGTGGATTAGGTTTAACCAATACTTGTGAATTAGGCAATAACTCTTTTATAATTTCATAATCAGTAGTCATACTTCTTGTATCTCTACTATTACCAAAATAATCACCAAATATAATATAAAAAGTATCTCTACCGTATCTTTTGGCTACTTCATTTGTCATAATAGATGTATTGGTATTATTACCTACTATTTCATCAAACACATAATCTCTATCATTAATAGTTTGAACCAAACACCACTTCATAGGATTAACGTTAAAATCCACACATAACTTAATTGGATAACCTTTTTTATAAGTATAATCTACTATATTAACATCCCTATCAAATGAATAATAGACTTTACCTTGAGTTAAATTGATGAAATTACCTTCAATATATTGTTCGATTAACTCTTTAGAATATTGACTATACAAATTATTAATATAATCAGCTGGCAAGAATATATTGTTATAAGTTTTAGCTTTAATCAATAAAAAGTTTTCTTTAGTTCCTATTTCACATTCATGGTATAATTCATAAGTATGTTTAAATCCTTCCGGTGTAGTAACAATACCACAAGTAGCAAATTCAACTTGTCTAATACGAGCTATACATTCATTCCAAATATCTCTTTGGTTATCAATCGAAGCAGTTTTATCATATTCATCTATTATAATATCAGTTAAAGTTTTGCCTGTTAATGATTCAGGTTTGTCAGAACTTCTTAATAAAGCTCTAAAACTTATTTTCTTTTTATCAATTATCAAATAAATTGTATAAATCTTATCAGTCTTATGATAACTATGTTTAATAGAATGCCTATTAAAGAACTCATCTAAAGCAGGAATTAGAATATCTTTTACCATCTCATGTGTAGGCTCTACTATCATCATATTACATTTTCTATTCTGATATTTAGCTCTCCAATGTATCAAATACATCCATCTCAATGGGATAGCAGCAGTTTTACCACTACCAAAGCCACCTATAATAGCAGGGTGTTTATACTTTTTTGGGTCTGCTGTTGCATATTCCCATTGAGTTCTTAACGTATTTGATGGATTAATTATCATTCTAAAGTCTCTTTATCAGATTCAAAATCATCGAACCCTTCAATTATCATATTAGTATCTTCCTCTTCAATCAAACCTTCAGTCAACTCTTTATTCAATAAAGTAGCAGCTACTTTGAATCTAACTTGTTCAGATGAAGCTTCTAATAGATTATATAAAGTTCTTGCTGCTTTCCCTTTAGAGGATTGTAATACTAAGGCTGGCAATGATTGTTCAAATTGTAATCGTTTGATAAAAGCAGGTTTATTAACAATATCTCTATAAGTCTTATATCCCATTCTTAATACACTTCTGATTTCCTTGTCTTTCATATCAGGGTATAAAATCTTGAGATTTAATACTTTCAACTCATTATCTTTTAATTGAAAACGTGGATTTCCATTTTCATCTTCAATAAAATAATCGTCTAAATCATATGTTACTTTAGCCATATACTTTAATCTTTAATTATTTAAACTTAAATATTTCAAACTTAAATACTTTAAACTTAAAGTATTTTGTGCGAATATAGTCTCAGATTAATTTAAAGTCAAGTATCCTAAGAAAATATATTTTTTTGTATTTTTGATATTCTATAATAGATAAACCCTTAATTCCTTATTTAATCATAGTTTATACCTATATATTTATTTTTTTAATCATAATAATAATTTATATCTAACCTATTAATAATAATCTATTATACCTAATCTAATCAATTACTAATCATATACAAGGTATCAATTATTAATATTCTAATGATACACAAGGTAATAAAGACAGATATTCAAATCATATACAAGGTATAATAAGACAGTAAGTGTTATATAATGATGTGGGTGATAATAATGTGGATAGTGTGAATAATGATATAATCGGATATGATGTCTTATTTGAATTGAGTGATTAGATGGGGGGAAGGACACACCTCCCCCCCTTCCGCCTTGTTGCTCATGGGTATGCTATGCATATTGCAATTAAATAAATGCAAAGTCTATAATTACAGTATGATTATAATATGATTAGTGTATTATTAGCAAGGTATATATAGAGTGTAATAAACAAGGTGCAATAATTGCAATACATGTAGATAGTGATAAAGCTGGGGGCAAATAGGAATGATTGATAAAATAGGAATGATTAGAAAAAAAATATATAAAGAGGAGTGAAGGGATATATCTGCATCAAGTATCTGCACCCAGTATCTGCGCACATCTCTCATCTCATCTCATCTCTTCTCTCATCTACACCAGTCTCCAGTCTCCATAATCCAGTTTCTAATCTTCACTTCTCTCCCATCTCCCGTCTTACATTCCACTATATCGTATATTACTCGCATAACAACATATACCTTGTATATTATACATTAATCATATATCAATATACAATAACCTTACTACAAGCCTATAATGCAACTATATTACATTGTAATACCTTATATATTATATACTAATTATTAGTAAGGTTATTAATTTAAATAATACTTTAAACTTAAATTATTTAAACTTGAATTATTAAAGCTTTAATTATTTAAACTCAAACTAATTATTCCAACCAAATCTTAAAATAATTAAAAAATACAAAAGTTAAAAAAAAAGTGATAAAAGTTAAAAAAAAGTGCAAAAAACACTTGACAAACTAAAAAAAAACATTATATTAGTACTTAACAATTTAATTTAATTATGGAGTTTAAAAATGAATAACACAGAATTTAACAAAGAACAGGTTAGAAACTTATTAGCAATATTTGTTTCTAAGAAACTACAAAAATTGATAGCAAATAACATTGATTCACAATTATATACAAGGGTAGAAGTTACAACCAGAAATAAATTTCGTGTAATATGTAAAAATCAATTAAGCATTGCAATTCCAAACGAACCCAATTTCTTTATTTTTGCCCCAGTTGAAAATTGGGACGCATACACAAAAAAGGAAAAAATGATGCACGTTGAAAACATAGCCTATATAATGAGTGAAAAATTATCGTATTTTGTACGTGAAAACGAAAAAATAGCTTGTTAATATAACACTCCCCTTGCAAGCGTGCTTTTATTCAGTTCGCAACTGGAAAGGGGGCAAACATTTAATTAACCAAAATAAATAAAGGGAGTTAAAAATGGAAAAAAATAAAATATTAAAGTTCGGTACAAATATGGGTAGTTGCCAAT